GGTAAATAAATTCAGATGGGTGAAAAGCGTTTTTCACCCAGACTGGATTTTTGTTTTCGCGGGTTTTCTCTTCCCGCGGCGTTGTCCAAAGTCACATAATGAAAGGGGCCACTACTTCAAAAGGATAAATTAAATAACCAAGTGCTCCTAAAAAGCCAACAGCGCTTCCTCCGAAGAAAGCGTATACTAGCTTGATTCATGTGGTGTAATTTCTTACATCCACCAATGTTTGACTCATTGGTGATTTTGGACAACAGACGACAACTTAAGTATAAAACACACCTCCACATACCGCCGGCAGTTTAACTACCGGTTTAGCGTGTAAAGTGTATTTCAGCTCTTCCAAACTCTTGAGACCCTTTAAATGCGAACGTAACTTGTTCAACTCATTCATTGAGCAACCAAGATTAGCAGCAATGTAATGTGCAGCATAATCCAATTCTATGCCTGATGGATGTGTCCAATTATTCTTGGGATCAACAATAAAAGGACGTTCACGATCAGTTTGTTCATAAAATTTTCCAGGTATATCGTTACAGACACGTCGAATCATTCCACTCCATTCAGAAATGATAGGAGTGGTAGGATCAGTTATGTCATAAGATTCTGCTTTACGGTACAAAACCACTTCATTTGGAACGGTTTTAGGTGTAATTGTAAGGTGCAATGTTCGGAGTCGCCTTGGTACATCACAGATGGATGCATCCGTGGACCAAGGGTCAAGAAAGACTCTCCCTAAGAAGGGGACAGGATTACCAGCTAGAATAGTTTCCATTTTCAAGTGATATCCAAGTTTATTTGCTACCTTCACCAATGTGCTGGCATTCACATCAGCGTTTAAGTTGTCATCTCCTCCATAAAGCCCTAATTTGTCAAAGGCCTCAATAGGTTCAAAACCTTCAACTCTTAAAGCAATATAGGAAACTAGAGCATCAATATAAGTATTTGCCAAGGAGGTATCAGCTCCTCCAGATAAAACTGTGGTGCCGGTATTATAATGGACGCCATTAGCAGTAATTGCATGGGCGTCTTTCATAAACCAGATGTTGCATCCAATTCCTCCTCTTATATTGCGCTCTTTAACATCGTTAAATGTTAAACCTTCAATATGTGTCTGAGTGACACACAAAGCCATTACGTATGGGGTAAAATTAAATAGCAAGATG